GCATTGGCAAGGGTGACGCAGTCATCCAAAATAATAAGATCGGCACGTGCGCCGTAAATCTGTCCACCGATACCAAGGGCTTGAACGGTAGGATCTTTTTCACCTGATTCACGTTCTAGGTAGATCGTGTCGGCTGTCCACTTCTCAGCGGTAGCCTTAAAGCCTTCTACTGGCGCGTAGCGCCTTTGAAGTTCTGCCCATTGGGGTGATGTAAGTCTTTGCTTGATGGCGTAGAGGAATTCTTTAGCCATTGCCTGAGTCTTTGAAACCAACTTGATACGAACGTTGGGATTGGTGACAATTCGATAGGTTACATAGTCAATGGAGACTGTCATGCTCTTGGCGTGTTCGGGCGGCATATTGACCAAGACGTAATTAGGAAATCCCTTTTCGTAGGTCATATTGCCGTGAAGCCAAGCAGGCTCCCCTTCTTCTAGCAACGAGGTAATGTTGCGTTGATGGGGGAAGGTCTTGCTCATCATATACTTCTCGCGAAAGTCTTCAAACGAGATTTCGGCGTCTTCAGTACTTACGACGCCTTTTCTTTTTTGGATGACCCTAGAAAGGTCAATCGCTTCTTTAAATTGAGGATCGGACGTTCTGTAATACTCGTATGACTTGACGCTCTTGCCGACTGCGCGGCAAGCGTCTTCCACCGTCACTCCATCGGCAATCAGCGCGATAAGACGCTTCTTTGCCTCTGGAGCGGATAAGGTAGCCTCTGGGGCTAACTTATACGCATTAGACTTTGGTTTAGCCATAAACCTATTTCTCCTACCGCGAAGCGTTGCCTATGGGCAACACTTGGGTTATCTTTAGGGGGCGCCTGCAGCGCCTAACCCTATGGGTTAAAGGCAGCCCGTAAAGGCTGCCATTGGGTAGTTAGTAGTTCGTCTCAGCGGCAACCTCGCTGTGAGGCTCGGTGTGCCTAGAGCCGAACGTAACCTGTGTAGATTATTTATATCCCTATATATACTAAGGCGGGATAAAGTCGGTTTATCCCTACTTGGGGTGTGTGATGTTCGTCACACTGTCTAAAGTCAGTATTTTACGCTTACTTTGTAAAAAAGATTTTTGTCACACTGCCCGTTTTGGGTGCCTATATTTAGAAAAAATACTTTGGTGGATAGTAATAGTGATACACCCCCGCAGTTAAAAACCCTGGGGTTGAACGTGTTGCGAAACGGGTTTGGAATTGTAAATTTAACGCCAGCGCAACCGCACGGCATAAGACGGCAAGAATTGGCGGGCGATTAACGGGACTTTGATCGTCTTATGTAGGGTTTTGAGTGGCATAATCGGGCGAACTTAGGGCATTGCGGGGCGTTGTGACGTGAATGCGGGCGGACTATGGATCTGACCCATTAGCAGACAACTCAACCCATAACCGCACAGATTCAGCCCATAGACAGCCCTGACCAACTGCAATTCCAGGGCATCGGCAGCCCTAACCTAAATCCAGGATCTGCTGCCGGTATCTCACTATGTGAGACGCAACTGGTCCAGGATCTGATTCAATAAAGTGATGCAACTCACGGCGCGGCGGGTATTGACACGACCCTGCCACGCGTGTATCTTTCACTTATCAGCGCAAGGCTGATACCTATGGAAGGGTAATAACATGAATAATGAATTTAGATTCCCAGCGTGGGTTTGCGAAACTCACACGCGCGAACTTGACGACCTAATCACTTCTGGTGAAATTTCAGAAGCACGAGAAGTTTGGGAGAATAATCGTCGCAATTGGAGCAACTTCTGCTTAGACTGCGTAGAATTAAGCAAGGCTGAAGATATAAGATTGGGACTGAAGTGAGACATTCACGCAACTATTACCGCGTGCGCACTGGCGTGCGCGTCATATTCTGGGCCGCACTGGCCATAGGCGTCTGGATGCTCGCCACGCATATATGGTGGACGGGCAGCGGCTGGACCTGGACTGCAACTGATCCGCTTCTACACTGATTCTGGACTATGGTCCAGGGGCTTGGTACCCTGGATCTTAGCCTAGCATCTTGCTAGGACTTTACTCCTTGGAAGGGGAATATCGTGATTGAAACTATTACACAGACTGCAGAAGTAATCGCTGGAATGCTAACCGAGAATACTGGACGTCACATTCTTGATTCAGGTGGCAACTCTGGCAGACACTGGCAGCAGCAACAGGGCATGACTGCTAAGGAATTCGCATCCCGTCCCACTGCAACTATTCATGAATACGGTTACTTGAATATTGACCTATTTCACTATCTAACCGACGTGCTTTACTATGAACCAGAAGCAGATGCAGCATTCCAGGAATGGGCTGCAGCACGTCCAGATGATGGATGGCTGCAACTAATGGAAGAATATGCAGAAGATGATGAACTTGGTCATGAATTGAAATTCACGGATAACTCATATAATCGTGAATCATCTCTCTCGCAGGTCATTCAATACACCGTCTACCTGGATCATGATCAACACTTACGCGTGCTGCTTCAAATTCACGGTGGAGCAGACGTGCGCGGCGGGTATACCCGTCCCCGCGTCTTCTCCATGCCAGAGGAATATGCACTGTTTACTGAATATGCCACTGTGCGCTGCACTGGTGAGAGTGAGCATTCCTGGGACTGGAGCATCTCTGAATGGATAGACACTGAAGGCCGCCACGCTTCAGACTTTGATCTTTACGATATATCCGAGAAGGCCCGCGCATCTGAACTGGGTTACCTTCCATGCCCAGAGTGCGGGGCTAGATTAGAAGCATGGGCGTCGCACTGCATCTAACGGGTAATATCTGGCATCTGATCCGTCCAGGTGCCAGGTGTTATCTGCTGGACCGTCTAGCAGATATGGAAGGGATATAACATGTCCATTGATTCAACATGCGAGCAATGCGGGGATGACTCTGATCTTATGGTGGCATTTAGTAAGTACAAGGTCTGCATGAAATGTACCAAGGCTAACCATCGCAGGGCAGTGGGACGATCATGAGTCACCAACATGAACCGTGGGGAACTGAATATAGACTCGTGGACCGTGAAGATTATGCAATGGTATCTGCCAGGTGCTTATGCGGCGTCTGGCTAATTAGAGAGACTGCGCCAGTAGGCGCACGTTACAACTGGGAAGAATGGAGAGTGACTGCATGAGTACCCAAGGCCGCTTGGCATATTGGAAGGCTAAGGCTGACCTATGCGAGAAACTATTCTATGAGCAGGTACAGGATAAAGAACTGCAAGATGAAGCAGTGGAGAATCTGGCCCGCATGATCCTGGCGAATCGTGAACTGGAGAGACTTCAGACTCCAGACTTTCCAGCGTGGCTCTAAATCGCCAGTCTTGCTATCAGCACGATCTGCACGCGGGTGAGTGGGTTACCACTTGCCCGTGTTGTCGTGATGTTATCTATACGCCGACACTTAAAGAGGCGCTGAGGCAATTCCTCAAACACACCCGCACGCAGTGCCTTAACGGGTACTAACTACGCCCGCGCAAACGCTATTGGCAGCGTGTCGGCTATTGACTTTCAACCAAATTTAATAAATACTCCTACTACCGCCCGCGTAATCGCACGGGCAACTCTGAAAGGTATACCATGACTCAAACAGTTACCGAGCGACTAGGGCAAGGCGCCGTAGACGCTCTACACCAAGCAATTCAAATAGCATGGCAGGCGGGCTATGATCAAGCCGTCTCAGACATGAATACAGATAAAGACTTGGGCGGCGGACGTACACTTCGCCTTGCCGTTGTCTCAAATATTGAGATGGATGATAGAGAATGAGTACTATACATTTAGCCCTAGTTGTCTTATCCATGTGTGTCGTCGGTGGGCTAATTGCCCTTTCGCTTGTCTATATGCTAGAAAAAAAAGAAGATAATGAGTATTAAGCCAGGAGATAAACCCCTATGCGCCGAGTATGATCCTGAATTGTGGTTCCCTGACGCAACTAGCCTGCGCACACACAGTGATAATGATAGGCAAGAATTTGTAGACAAAGCGATATTTGCCATCCGTACATGTCAGCGTTGCTTACTCTTTGCGGACAATAAGTGTATAGAATACGCTATGGATGACGCTGCAACTATAGATCATGGCATTTATGCCGCATCTCTACCTTTTGAAAGGCGCAAGGCAGTAGGACTAAGACCAGAAGACTCCAACAAGTGGGAATTTATTGTAAGGAAAGCCGCGGACGATGAGGGAATACTCCCCACCTATATCGCCAAGAGAGAAAGGCCAAACCAATTACACGTCACATATTTCTCAAGGACAAAAAATACATTCACAGACGACGAACAGTCGGGGCTGGCTTCCTAATACTAGTCGGTGTACTTGCGGGCTTCTTCTGCCCTTGTGAGGCTGTTCATGACCATCTGGAGACGCCTAAGCACTACGCCAGAGCCTTGTATAACCAGCAAGGCGCCACGCGTGAGCAGTGGGTATGTCTGGATAAACTCTGGACGGCTGAAAGCCACTGGAATTACAAGGCACGCAATACAAACGGCGGTGCGCTGGGCATAGCACAGGCTTGGCCAGCAGAGAAGTATCAAGTAATGGGTACTGATTACAAAACTAATTGGCAGACACAAATCCGATGGGGCTTGCTTTATATCAAACTTCACTGGCATAATGATGCTTGCGCGGCTCTAAGAAATGAAAGCCGCCATGGATATTACTAAAATAATAGCCAAGATTGAAAGCAATAAGACGACACTGCCGCCTGAACATAAAGATGCAGTGTGGATGGATGGTTTTAATCACGGCCTAGATTGGGCCGTGCGTATCCTGGAAAGAGATAAAAGCGCGTCATGACACACGATGAATTGTTGGCAAAATTAAACTCTGCTTCAAACGCCGATACTTGCTGGAAAATAGCGATTATTCGTGCAGTAGTGGAATTGCATAAACCTGATTCAATTGGAAGTTGTAATGCTTGCGAACAATGGACAAATGAAGGTCCTTATCAAATTGCCTATCCCTGCCCAACCATTCAGGCTATTGAGAAGGGATTGAAATGATTACATACCCACATATCAAGCAAGCACCAAAGGTGCTGATACATATTCTGGCAAAGGATAAAGAAAAGATCCTGCCTGAATGGCTTAAACAAAACCTAGACAACATAGACTACCCACGCGACAGGATCTATCTATACTTTAGAACCAATAACAATAACGATGCAACTGCGAATGTTATCCACAGTTGGATAGATGATCAGCAAGTGCGTCGTGAAAGCCCATTTACCTATGAAAGCGACAGATCATTGTATGAGTGGGCTTCAATTGAAGTAGATGATTCCGACATAGCCACGCCTGTTCAAGACTTTGGCGTACATGAATGGAATCCAACTCGGTTTAAGGCGCTGGGAGCGCTTCGCCAGGAAGGCATAGATAAGGCACGCTTCTGGGAGACAGACTTCTACTACACCTGCGACGTGGACAACTTTGTATTACCCCACACGCTTAAGAAACTAGTATCATATAATCAACCAGTGGTGGCACCCCTTATCCGCTACGCTTTAGGGAAAGAGGAACATAAGCCTTATGCCAACTACCACAACATTGCAAACCCATTTGGTTACTACCAAGATAACTTCGCGTATTATCGTATCCTTAACGGCGAAGTCAGAGGGCTTATCAAGTGTGACGTCGTTCACTGTACATATCTCATCCGTAAAGACACACTCCCAAAGATCAAGTATGTTGATGGAACAGATGACTACGAATATGTTATCTTCAGTAGAAGACTACGCGAACTTGGCATTACCCAATGGCTAGATAACACAGAACTGTATGGCTATCTCACGTTAGATGAAGACGTGGATGCTTGTATAGAATGGATGAACAAACTAAGGTCTGCCGCTCGCTAACCCTTCCAGGCTTGAAGCGGCAAACAGAAAGCCCGTCTCGGAGATTTATCCGCGGCGGGCTTTTTGTATTGCCAACTTCCCCTTTGGCAAACTTATCTCTTAGGATTATCGGTGCTATAAAAGCCCGATGCATTAAACCTAACAGGCGGTGCTGAGTATACTCTGTTCATAGGCGTATCACAACATATCGGATCCGATGCCTCGGCATGGATACTACGCTCTACCTCATATTGCGTGGCGCACTTGGCGCATCTGTATTCATAACTAGGCATTACTTAGTCCAAATCTCAAAGCCAATGTACCAACGCACGGCATTCATCATAAACGCACGATCATGTGGGTCATAGTCAATACCAAAACCCCAGTAACTTGTTACGCCATGAAAGAATACTATCTTCATTTATCCCACCTAATTACTATCTCATAGCCTAGTTCATAGGCAAACTCTTGTGCTTCTAGGAAAGTAACCTTCTCAAACATTGCCCATGCCAAATCTTCAAGGGTTAATTCTTTTGGTCTTACCCAAGGTTTGAATTTCATATCTCACCCAATGGTTCATCAAACATAGTTTTACCAAGTTTTAATAACTTTTCCCATTCTGTTTCTTCTCTTACGTCGTAAAAGGCTTTCCAACAAGCGTGTATTTGTCCTTCATTTATATGCCTGGTCAGTAGTTTTCTTAAACCTTTTTCATTTATTCCAGTAATTTTTACACCACAATTACAGGTAACAGTAAACATCAATTCACTCATTATTTAATACTCCCAACTTACATTCATCCACACAGTTCCATATTAGTTCATAATATGAATGACCCAATGACTTACGTATCTCAGTATAGCAGTCTGGATGGTGAATTGGCTTCTCATACGTCATCTTCTGGCACCTCTGCTGTAAATGGTGACTGCCCACCTAGATGGTTGTTAAGCCTACGCAAAGCACCATCCACCTTGCGGTGTGCGGTAGTGTCACTGACTTCCAACTCCTCTGCTATCTGGCTAAAGGTAAGTTGATGCTCAAACTTTAACTGCAAAACATCCCGATCCATCTCATCCAACTTGGCTAACGCCTTGCGAATGTCTAGCAATTGCACAACATAGTTGCCACCTTCAGCGGGATTGCCACCACCAGATACACGTGGCTTGGTAGCGTCGCGTGTTTCAACGACGTCCGACCACACGAACGGAAGTAATTCCGAGAGTGTGATGGGTGAGTAGTAAGCCTCATCTTCAATGGCATAGCCCAGAGATTGCGCCTTGCGCTTGCGACAGTAACGATCCGCGTGCCTAGATAAAGTCTTACCCAATTGCTTAACGCCACCCTTGTATTCCTCGGATGATTGTTCATGGTTAAGCCACTGCTGAACCTTTTTATCGCGGCGCAATACCCAGACCATTAACTCTTGACGCACATCAGACACGTCAAAATAAGTGTGATACTTTCTATGAACAGTGCGGGCTACCTGTGTCGCAATGTCGGCTGCTTCTTCTACCCAGTTATCCATAGATCGTCTCAGGTGGCTTAAGGTATTGTTGTTGTACTGCAAAGACTGGCGCACGCATACTTGTGTTATAGAACTGCTCTGTCTGTGCCTCATAGCCATACATCCAGCCATGAATACAGGCGGTATAGTGGGTAGGCAAGGTTACTAAAAGGTACTTACGAGATGGATCATCATCATGATTAATAAGTAATTTACCAGTGGAATA